ATCTACCAGTTCTGCATTTAGTTCTATCTAATAAAGATGGGAAGTGTGCTAATACATCTGGATGTCTACCATCTACCCAGTTGCCTTCGTATCTCTCCCTTAGTGCTGTAGATTCCTCAGCTACTAACAGCATGTTTAAACACTGTTCTGCGAATCGTACAATCTGTTCTTTGCTATCAAAGTAGATAGAAAAGTTTGCTGATTCTCTATCTCTTCTGTTTTCTTTATCCTTACTAGCATATCCAGTGAGACTGATACCACCTTGGTGTCTATCTGTTGTAAGATATAGTCGCTGTTTAAACACAGCACTACCATGTCCATAGATACCATTAACATCAAAGTCTAGGAAGTCTAGCTTGTCTTCTAATGTGTACTCTCTTACTGGCTTAAAACCATCTGTACTCTTCCATGGTTTGCCACCATTGACATCTACATTCTCTACATCAGCATTGAATTTCTTTGCGTCTGCAATATCCATAGCTTGTCCTTTTGTTATTGTTTCTTTTATTTCTTGTGTCATTGTTTAAACACTCTCCTTGCTCTTACTTACAGTCTCTTTACCAAAGTCTGTAATTTTACCTTCTTTAGTTAACAGTTCTAGTTCTATTAACCTACTGGCATAGCGTCCATAACTTCCTTGTAATGTCCATGCCTGTCCATTCTTAATTAGTTTGCTGAATAGATTTAAGATACCCTCAGTATCTAGTTCACCTGATTCAAACAACATTATTTGTTCTACTGTATCTGGCATTGTTTAAACACCTCTGCCTTCTACTTGTTCTTTGATTGATTCCCAGTTGCTTAATGTATCTGTGTGCATTTTCTTCCACACTGATTGCAACAAGTCATCTTGTAGTGCTTGTACTTTTTCTTCTGGTAAATAGACACTAGCTCTTCGTAGTATTCCATTTATCTCTTTGATTGTTTCTTCCATTGTTCTCTCTTTCTCAGGATTCTGAAGAGATGAGTTAGGTGTGCGTTTACTTGTTTAACTCTTAGCTCCTAAGTATCTCACTCAGTAAGCAACCTTAATCTCTCCATCCTCCTAGCATTAAAGGAGTAAATAATTTGTTCAATTATCTACCTGTATATAAATCTACTAGCTCTCTGATATATACCAACACTTGTTTACAAATAATATTTATTTATCCCTTGACATGTTTAAACAACTATATGTTTTACCTCTGTTTAAACAGGTATACAAATAACATACTATATATTGTGTGTCCTAAATGGCTCTGTATGAAGAGTGTATGACAACTGTGGATGACAGTTCCAGAATAGGTATGGTGCTCTTAAATCGTCTCTATCGTGCTCTCAGGTATAAAACAGAAATCCCCTGATTTCTCAGGGGATTCTGCACACAAGGGGAATTGTGTCTATGCTTGTTTAAACATAGATGTCTCTTAACACTGGAGAATCTGTATAAGCTATTCCAGAACATACTGGACACCAGAGAGAATCTCCTCTATCTTGAATTCTATCAACAATCGCTGAAGACATTCTAAAGATAGTGCCTTGACCTTGTTTAGTTGATTTATCTGTAGCTCCTACACAATCTAAATCTGGGCAATATAGTTTGACCATTCTTGTAGTTTGCTTTTTTCTTTTATCTACGAATCTTAAATAAGGATAGCTACCAGATTTCTTTAACCATGATTCAATCAATTCTGCGAATTCTAAAGACACAGAAGTTATTGTTGGAATACCTGCTAGTTTAAACACAGAGAACACTGCGTCTACATAAGCTCCCTTATGACCAGTGTAATCTGGATGAATCGCATGGCTTACCTCATGGGCTACAATCTCTAAGACCTTTAGCGTATCGCTAGTCTCTCTATCAATTTCTATTCTTCTGATTTTTTGTTCAGGAGAATATTGAGTTGAATAACAAAGACCAACAGCTTTACCTTGATTATGATTAGCTATTGTTTTTCTACCTCTGGTATCTGAGATATGTACACTGAGCTTATCACCTATATTCTTAACATCTCCTACACCATTCTTAATTGCGTACTTTACACACCAGTTGGCGAAAGATGTAAGATAATCTTCAGGAGATTTTTTGCTTACATGTAATTCATCTATCCATTTTGGATAGTCCTTCTTTTCTAACCTAGCGTATTTACTATTCATTGTTTCCTACTTTCTTGATACAAAATTTCACAAGCACCTTACTTTGTGAATAATTTCTAATTGTGTATCTCCTTTGTTTGTTAATACCAGTATACAGAAGTCTCAGTTTAAACAAGGTATTTCTTTAAAATTCTTTTGGATGTTTAAACAACCATCCCCCTCTTTGTATTAGTTTAAATTTGGTACAGTCTATATCCTACCTAGGTCATACCTAGATTATTTATAATCATATAGAATCAAAATAATATATATTGATACACAGGTACAGCTAATCTACATAGGCATTAAGCATGGGGGGGTTTAACCTGACTCCCTAACTTCTATACTATGTAGCCTCTAAAAATATGCTGTTAAATAGGTACTATATGTTGTGGTACTATATATAGTAGGGTACTAAATAACACTATATATTGTGTTACCAGTAAACAATATATATAAAAAAAGAAGAGAAGAATATAGCTAACCCTGTGTCACTCCCTCCCAAAAACCAGAATGAACTCTATAGTGAACATTTAAATATGTGAAGTAATAGCCTATTACGCTAGTTACCATGGTCCTGCTAGTCCACTTATTTAAAAGATTATGGTCCAGATTCCTTGTCTAAAAGCAGGAAGAAATCTTTGCTTGTTTCTCTACTATAACAGGTTTTGTTTTTAGTGGTAGTATTTATTATGGGGTTTTTGTTTAGTAAGAGTTTCCTCCTTTCGCTTACGCACATTCACAGAAACCCCATAAATTTACTTGCATAACTTTGTTATCTGTTATACTTAATTACATCAAGAATAAGGCATATTGAATTTTTATTCATAGTCTTCCTTTCTTTGTTTGTGTAGTACGCCCTCCTGCGAAGGAGGGTTTGCTATAATACAAAGTATTATGACATTTCCAGAGATAGCCCAAGGTAAAGAACAATCTATATTTAGCGAAGACTGTGACGAATGTTTACATCCTTACTGGTCTGATGAATTAAAAGATGGTGTATGTGAGAGATGTATTGAACATAGGCAACCCTAAAAAAAAATTTTTTACGCCTCGTATGCACGAGGCTAGTCTATACTAAATACACCTAGGAAAGTCCTAGGTTGGTTGTATGGGGATACAACCAGTATGTAAAATAAATATCTACATACAAAAAGAATAAGAAAGTAGCTGAAAATCATATAGACAGTTCTGTGAATTGTGTGTTGGTTCAAGTTTATTTCTTTTTTCTTTCATAACAGTATTGGACATGCTGTACGACAAGACTCCACTTCGGTGGAGTTTTGTGTTAAGATAAGGTTTAGCAACAACAGGAGTTAGAAATGCCAATGAGCAAGAAGGGTAAAAAGAAAAGATACCCAAGTAAAAGAATAAGCAAGAGGTAACTATGGCTACATACCAAGGTAAGTCTGTAACTTTAAATTCACCTAGACCAATTAAAAAAGGTGAACCAGGTTATGGTCGTAAAAAATCTGTAGTTTATGTTAAGGATGGCGACAAAGTCAAAAAGGTTATGTTCGGTGACCCTAACATGAAAATCAGAAAAGGTAATGCTGCTGCTAGAAAATCATTTCGTGCTAGACACAAATGTGATACTGCAACAGATAAAACTACGCCTAGGTATTGGAGTTGTAAAGCATGGTAGTAAGGAGATAATATGCCACATGGTTCAGGAAAAAATAGTTTAGTTGGAAACATACATAGAAGGCAACAAGCAGGTACTTCTAGGTCCAAGAAAAATTCTACTATATCTAAAAAAGCATACGCTGATATGAAGCGTGGGTGGAAACCTAAAAAAAAGAAAAAATAATTGAAAGTAACCTGTCCTGGTTGTCAGGAATATTTGCAGGTGGTTAGGTCAAAATTGAAGTGCAAAAACAAAAAGTGTAAACATTATGGTAAATAAAAAATTATGTTATGCAGCAGGTTGTTTAAGACCTTTGCCACCTAAAGCTAGTAAGTATTGCAGCACTAGATGTCGTAATAGAATATCGCAACAAAAGAAAAGAGCAAAAGCAAAAGGTATAGAGTGGACACAAGAAGATGATGTTGTTAATATACCTAGCCAAAAAACTGTACAACAACGAAGAGGTAAAGTCTATACAGATTTAGTTGAGTCAGAACTAGGTATGCAAATACTACAAAAAAAATTAACTATGTCTGAAGTTGCAAAAATACTAGACACATCAGTTGCATCAGTATCTATGGCATACAATGCTTTTGTAGAAGATACAGAAATAAAAGAATTACAAAAAACTTGGGAAGTACCACAAGTTGCAAAAAAAACATTAGAAGATTTTAAAGATTTTAGAGATAGATATTTTGAAACAGAACAAGGTGTACCATTTGAAACACCAGAGTTTCACATTAAGTGGATAGAGTCTATATTGACTGCTATAGAAAATGGTGAACAGCACATGATATTGTCACCACCTAGACATGGTAAGACAGAATTGTTAATACATTTTACTGTATGGCTTATCTGTAATAATCCAAACATAAGAATACTGTGGGTTGGTGGTAACGAAGATATTGCTAAAAACTCTGTGTCTTCTGTAATGGACCAGTTAGAAAATAATGAATTGTTAATAGAAGAGATATGTGGACCAGGAGCAAAATTTAAACCACAAAACAGAAGTGGTAAAGCGTGGTCATCTACTGAGTTTACTGTAGGTACTAGAACAGTTACAGGTATAAAATCACCTACTATGGTAGGCATTGGTCGTGGTGGTAAGATATTGTCAAGAGACTGCGATATTATTATTGCTGACGATATTGAAGACCACAGTTCTACTATGCAACCTGCGTCAAGAGAAAACACAAGAAACTGGTGGACTACAACATTGTCAAGTCGTAAAGAGGAACACACTGCAATGGTAGTTATAGGTTCAAGACAACACTATGACGATTTATATTCTCACCTTTTAGAAAACGAATCTTGGGTAACTACAGTAGAAGAAGCACATGATACAAGTTGTAACTTACCTGATTGGAACGAAGAAGAACATGAAAATTGTATGTTGTGGAAAGGTAAAAGAACTTACAAGTGGTTAATGGATAGAAAAAGAGCAGCAGAAACTACAGGTGGTAGAGCAATATACGAAATGGTTTATCTTAATGTAGCTATGCCAGATGGTCTTGCTTTGTTTGACAGAACAGAAATAGAAGCATGTAGAGACCAAAAGAGAGACATAGGACAGATACCACCAGGTACAAGACTTATTGCAGGATTAGACCCTGCGTCTACAGGTTACCAAGCTGCATTTTTGTGGGCATACAATATGGATGCAAACAAATTGTACATGGTAGATATGAACAATAGTTTAGGTGGAGGTATACCACAAGCATTAGCTGTAATTAAAGAATGGTGGAGTAAATATAATTTATCACATTGGG